TTGCTATAGCTCTTTCAGCAGAAGCAGAAGCATTTAAACCTATAGATAAATTATGATTTGCAGTTGCTTGTGCGCCTTTTCCTATTGCTAATGAATTTGAACCTGTAGCATCAGTATCTGTTCCAATTGCAAAAGAATCAGTGCCGCTTGAAACTGCTTGATCTCCAATTGCAATTGCATTGGTTCCAGACGCATTTGGCTGGGCTGCTGGTGAGTCTTCATTAGCAGCATAAAGGTCAGCACCGCTAGCTGCTGCAGCCCAAGTTAATCCACCTGTGTTACCTGACTGGGCCGTAAGCATATAACCATTAACAGCACTGTTACTAACTTTTAGATTAGCCTCATCAACAATGTTATCTGCAATAACAGTCGCACCGTCTGCTGTACTAGTAACTTCACCTGAATGATTGGGGTGAACATACACAGTGTCTTTTTCACTGATTACAATAAGTTTACTAGATGAAACTGCTATACCCGCAAGTACAGAAATAGTATCGGCAGTAGTTGCCAAAGTTCCATCACCCTGTACAAAATATCTTTGACCTGCTGTTAACCCAGATTGAGCATCATCAACAGAGCCAGTAATTTGAATAGTAGCAGTAGCACCATTTGAATAAGCAGCGTCTGATATACCTATATAATTCTCTGCTGATACATTAGAAGAGGTTCCAATAACATTGGCGGCGGTCCTTTGTGAATTATTATAGTCATTATAAATAGCAACAGTTTTATTTGAGTTACTGTCAAAAACAGCTACTTGGTCTTGTACTCGTCCAGCATAAAAAACAATCTCATCAGCAAAACTAATACCAGTGCCACTTACAGTACCAAATATAACACGACCATTTTGGTCGGCCTGATTATAAAAGGCAGCTACTTTGTTAGTGCTGCTATTAAAAGCCGCAGCCTGTTTTTGATAATTAACACTTGTAAAAACAGTTTTAGTACCAAAACTAATAGAAGTACCACTTATAGTTCCAACTACAGCAGTACCGTAGTAGTTGTTACTTGTATCGTTATAAATAGCAACTACTTTATTGGCATTGCTGTCAAAAACGGCATCAACAACATCGGCGTAAGAACTAGTATGAAAAGCATTAGCACTACCAAAACTAATACTTGTACCACTTACAGTACCAACTTTAGCTGTTATGTTATTGCCACTTGCTCTATAAAAAACAACAAATTTATTAGCATTGCTGTCAAAAACAGAGTAATTATAGTATGTGGATGCTTCATTATAATACGCCACCGAACCAAAACTAATACTAGTGCCACTTACAGTACCAACTTTAGCACTACCATAGTCAGCAGTTCCATTATCGGTAAAGAAAACAACTACTTTATTAGCATTGCTGTCAAAGCTTGCTGATATATGATTTACCTGCCCTAAAGAACTAAAGGTAACTGCACTACCAAAACTAATACCAGTACCACTGACTGTACCTACGACAGCTTTTCCAACTTCATTAGATGAAGTTGAGTCAGGATGTTGATAAAATACAACTACTTTATTGGCATTGCTGTCATAAACAACTTGGCTGTAACTCGTATTACCATTTGAGTAAACAACAGGAGTACCAAAACTAATGGTAGTACCACTTACAGTACCAACTACGGCAGTGCCGTAACTTGAATTACTGAAGTCCCGATAAACAAGAATTATTTTATTAGCTGTGGTGTCAAAAGTAGCCGAATAGCTGCCCGTAGTATTAGCAGTAAATGTAACTTGACTACCTGCACTAGGCGAAACACCAATAACACTTACAGTACCATCTGAGTTAATAACAACTTTATCGCCGTTACTTAGAGAACCAGATGCAGTTGCTTCTAGTGTTGCACCACCGCCTGCATCAGAAAAAGATAATGCACCTGAACCATTCGTAGTTAAGAATTGTCCAGTAGAACCATCTGCTGCAGGTAAAACAAACGATGGATTACCACTAAATGCACTGTGTGCTGGAGCTTTTAATTCAAGGTAGTGTGCATTATTTGACTCACAATAGAACCGTATGGCTGCAACACTACCTGTTCCTGTGCGAATACTTACAAGACCATCTTGTAGGGTTACACCACCAGTAGAACCATTACCACCAAATGTTGCACTACTGCTGTTGCTTAATGCAACTGTACCTGTAGCATTAGGGAAGGTAATTGTACGGTCTGCCGTAGGGTTTGTAAAAGCTACAGTAGTATCATTGCCATCTGCACCAGAACCTTCTACAGTAAAGCCTGAGTCGTTAAGGTGCATACCTGTTACAATAGGACTTGTTAGCGTTTTATTAGTAAGTGTTTTACTTGTAGCTGAGAAGTATGTGTCTAGTAAGTCTACATCACGATAACCTATATTATTGCCATTGTCAAATACTAATAGGGCATCATTGTTAGCTATTGCAGTGCTTGTGTCTACACTTACAGCAGAAAAGTCAGCTACAGTGTTTAACTCTGCACCTGTAGCATTAAGACCTGTTACATTATTAGATGTACCATTTATACTGTCTACATAAGCTTTTACAGATTGTTGTGTTGGAATAAGTACTGCACTGTTAGAAGACATGTTATCTTCATCTACAAATGCAGTAGCAGTTATAGTGCCATCCGTAATACTACCAAAGGATACTGTGCCGCCAGTAATAGTGCCTGTAGTTGTAATAGCACTTGAACCATTATCAATAGCCCCAAAGCCGCTTGTAATACTACCACTATTAAGTGCGCCTACTGTTGTAGCAGCAGTAGTCACAAGGTTAGGCATAGCTGTTATTTCATCATCAAAGTATGCAGCTAGGTCTGTTACAGCAACCTGTACCATAGTGCCATCATCATTCAATACAACACGGTCAGCGTCAGCTACGGTTGTTGATGTTGCGGATGTACCACCATCTATAATGTTTAGTTCAGCAGGCGTGGCTGTAATCGCTGTATTACTTGCTGCAGCTAATACAGGAACAGTACCCGACTGATTAGGAAGATTGATTGTACGGTCTGCTGTTGGGTCTACAATAGTTAGAGTAGTCTCATGGTCATCTGGTGTAGCACCCTCAAATACAATTGCATTCTGTGCATTAATAGTTACTGTATCTACAACAGTCTGTGTACCTGATACTGTCAAGTTACCTGAAACAATGAGGTCTTGTGATACAGTTACGTTACCACCAGCAGCAATAGACACTGCATCAGTATCACTAGCGGAACCAATATTACCACCGTCACCGATAATAATATTACCACCTGTAATATTGCCAGTAGTTGTGATTGTGCTAGAGCCGTTATTTATTGCACCAAAACCACTTGTAATGCTACCACTGTCTAATGCACCAACAGCAGTCACACTACTAAGAATACCTAAGTTACCACCTAAATACGTAGTTAAATTAGTTATGGCAACTTGTTTCATAGTGCCATTATCGTTGATTATAACTCTATCTGCATCTGCTAGAGTAATAGCAGAAGCTGATGTATCACCATCTACAATATTTAGTTCAGCAGCGGTACTAGTAACTGCAGTACTGGCAATAGATAGTGCATCCGTTTCTAGTGTACCATCAATATCAACGTCACCAGATACGTCTAAAGTAGCGGCATCTAGTTCGCCAGTAATTGTTACGTTTCTAGCACCAGTAAAATCTTTATTGCTATCTACAACTATTGCTTTAGAAGCTGCAACAGTTCCTGCTGTTACGCCATCTATAGTTTCTAATTCGGCTTCATTAATATCAGCAGAACCAATTACAAAACTTGTACCTGTAATTGTTGTGCCAGTTATAGCTGCTGCACTAGCTCCACCGATAACAGCACCATCAATAGAACCGCCATTGATATCTGCCGTGTCAGCTACTAGGGCATCAACGGTAGCAGTACCGTCAATGTACAGATTACGCCACTCAGAGCCTACAGCACCTAAGTCGTATGTATCATCAGCAGAAGGAATTAATGGAGAAGCAACATCTGCAGTAACTGTAACCGTGTCACTTGCAGCATTTCCAAGAGTAGTGTTTCCATTTACTGTAAGATTTCCTGTAAGGGTAGAGTTAGTGTCTACTTGCAATACGTCTATTGTGGCTGTACCATCAAGATACAAATCTTTAAACTGCAGGCTAGACGTACCTAAGTCAATATCATTGTTAGTGACAGGAACTACCGCACCGTCTTGAATACGTATCTGCTCTACAGCAGAAGTAGACACTTGTACAAAGACACCGACACGATTGTTTGTTGTGTCAATAGCTACTTTGTTTAGTGCGTCTGAGTCAGCAATTAAAGGTACGTATGCACCCTCTGCCGTAGTACCGTCATGCTTATGCCCTGTGCTTGCGCTAAAGGCATCCCGAAGAGCATTATATTCTACGTTAAGCGGATTAGCACGTACAACAGCCGTTGCAATAATATCTGCTGAAGATTGTCTTGTATATCCTGCCACTTGTTATCTCCTATCCCCTGTTCCATACAATATTGATACAGCCTGTATGGTATGGCTGGGGCTTGTACTGTTGGTAACATAAGATACTGAAATAGAATCACCTGAGCCACTTATGTTAGTACTACGAATTGGTGTAGGGTTTCCATCATAGATGTCTGTGTCATCGTAGATAGTTGAACTTGCATCAAATAAAGAAGCAGCACCTGCCGTATTTAAATCAATGTTTGCGGGTGTAGAAATTTCTGCGTCACCAAAGTTATATTCTAAACCTACGGCTATTGTTGATGCACCTTCTGATTTAAGAAAAGTTTTAACTCTGTAGAATACTTTACGTAATTCTGGGTCTTGCATAAAGTAAAAAGGAGTTTGATAAACACTTAATATATCACTCCCGCCAAATGAGTTACCCTGTTCTTGTTTAAATACTTTACCAGTAGTATCTCCATGAAGCACAAACTCAAACTGCCCTATGTATCCACTGGCTACTGCTGTTGCTTCAATCCCTACAAGCTGACTATATTCAAATGTAGACTGCGCTGAAGAGCTTTTACGTATAGCTGCTAACAAAGATAAAGAAGTGTTAGCCTCAAAGAATAATCTAAACTGTGATTTTCTACGAATTACTAGAGCTTTTAGTTTAGTTACGTCTTCGTTTGCTGTATAGTTTTCAAATGTTTTTTGTATCTCACGGGATACTGTTTCAAGTTCAACGTCACCAATCCTAGAAGTTCCTGAGATTGGTCTAACGCCATCTGGCCCAAGAAAGATAATGTCTCCACCAAACTCTACTACAGTGTCGGGTGCAACACAACCCAAGTCATTAGTAACATTTTCTACACTAAAGTTAGAGTAGTTATCGCCAATAATACGTTTAATCTGATTTTGACCAAATACATATAGTTGATTACGAAAAGACTTTAACTGTGTTATTGTAAAGCCTATGTTAATAACACCTGCTCCATTTGCAGGATCAAAGTCTGTATCTACGTTAGGAGAAGAAAAGTAAATATTAAAAGGTTCGTCAGGGTCTCCAGCTAACCAAAGGTGATTTGAAAATGCACTAGAAAACTTAGGGTTGTTAGGTGCGTTAGTATGTGTAATCTGTGTGTATGTAGTCCCATTATACTTAGCAGCAGGATTAACACCATCTGTTAACAATAGGATTTCTTCAGACCAATTATACCTTTCAAATCTTACAATGTCAACCCCTGTCATGGTAGGGCTACCTGCAGTAGTTACTGCTTGCCAGCTTTTAACAGTAGGAGTACTTGCTACCGTACCTGTTGCAGTGGATGTACCACCTGTGAGTACGTTACCTGTAGCAAAAATATTATCAGGTAATCTGCCAAAGTTTACTACAATAGCATTTGATGTTTTAGATATTACTGTACCTGTTGCTACTACAGCCGTGCTATCGCTTGAGCTAACTACACCTGTAAGTGTTTCGCCTACAGTAAAACCAGACCCTTGACCTGATCCTAACGCTACATCGTAGTAATGGTTATAAAAATGTAGGTAGTTGTTGCCAGAAGAAGGTGTTCTACAACCAAGTATGCCTTGATTTATTTCACCATTTACTGCTAATCCTAACACTTTACCTGTGCCGGGTAGTGTTTCATAAGAGTTTGCATAACCGCTTATGCGTCTATAGCCACCCTCAAGAGAAGGCTCCATATTAATTAGGCGTATGGCACTGCCAGATAAAGCATTACTTTGAGTAAGCGGGTCAACATTAGTGACAAGCCCCCCTGAACAAACAGAGACAAAAGTTTGTAAATTGTCTGCCATTCTTAAATTCTATCAACAATTGCACTAGAAGTAGATCGTTGTAACATTGTAGATATAACATTAATATGTTGATCTAAAACTAATCTGCGCATCATTTTTATACCGTCTTCAAATTTAACACTGTGCATATTTGCACTCTGCTCATTTGATCTGAATATCATCATGTACATCATAGCACCGTCAAGAATTACATGTTTAAATCTGTCTGGTATAATTGATACATCATCATGTAAGACTATATCAGCAGGGAATTTAAAATATCTATATTCAACTACGTAAGCTGCATCAGGAACAGGGGTAACGCCAAACTTTGTATCCTGTGTTGTATATACATATTCAGGATCATCTCTTCCGCCCTCACCACTTACTTCTTCATTACTTCTGTACTTAGTTAGATACTGATCATAAGTAAGTAGTTTTAGTTTTTTAGGTATATTATTTTTTGATGTAAGTCGTTTAATAAAAAAAGTATCCCAGTCTGCTTTAGAATAATCAGCGGGAAAAGAATACGCACCAGTACCTGCAGTTAACGTCTGCTCATGGGTAACTAAAAGAAAAGGCCACTCTTGTGCATCTTGAAGTGTTTGCCTGATAGCAGAGTTAATTGCGTCTTTAGCTAATGCCTGTATATTTTTGACACTGGCAAAACTAGACTCATCTATTTGAACTTCGTTTAATCTACGCAACAGTTCATTGGTTAGATTGATAAATGTACTCATTGTTATAGCCTTTTAGCAGGTGTAAAATATAGTCTAGCAGAAAGTGTAGCGTCAAAGTTTTGACTAGACGTATGCCTAAACACTAATACCTTATCTCCTGCATGTAAAAACAAAGGACCACCGCCAATAAACTGTGTACTACTGTGTCCAGCTATGGCTTCTTCACCTACAAGAAAATGATAAGTATTGTTATCAGCATGATATATTTGAATGCCTATATTAGAAGTAGAGTTATCTTCATTAGCAACCATAAGAAAAACAATTTCAGCCTCATGGCTTGCTGGGCAAGTAAACAGTAGTGTAGCATTATTAGCGTTGCTAGTTGTACTAGCTGAGTTACCTGTTACATCAACAAAGCTGCTATCTGTTCTGAAGTTAATGCCTGCCATTTACTTATTCTTTTTACGCTTTAAATTATCTACAAAAGTTACAGGATTGACATAATTCTTTTTGACTAGGCCACCAGCAAATAATCCCATAGCTGCAGATGTACCCCTAGAGGACATCATGCCCTGTGGCGCACGTGTAGAAGATGGACGGTACTTACTGTCTTCTTGTTCAGGAGTTCCCATACCACCCAAAGCATATTTTTTAATTTTGCGCATTTATAAATCCTCTAATGTGTAACTAAAGGGCCACCCGAAAGCAGCCCTCTAGTGTTTTATTTACGCAATTGCGTCACGGGAAACTTCAGCAGCTTCCATCTCACCAAGTGAGCTTACATCCATCAGTACGGCGAAAACACGAATTTCACCAGCAGTAAAGGATGCGCCACCACCCGCAAGGGTAAGGTCCAGAGTATCCGCAGAACCGATAACAAGATCAGCAGAGACAGTTACGCTAGGTGCATAAGCACCATCAGCAGCACCGTCAATGTCAAACGCTGTTACGTATTCATTGTCATCTGC